GGAAGGAGAAGGTCTATCTGAGATTAAATTAGAAGACGTTGTTGAACTAATCGGTGAAGTAGTTGAAGCAAAAGTTGAGGAGATGAAAGAAGAAATCAAAGTCAAAATGGCTGTAATCGAAGAAGAAATGAAATCGATGAAAGACAAAATGACTGCTTTCTCTAACGAACCTGCTGCTGAAAAAACTATACCAAACGTGAAATTCGCGAAAGTAGAATCTAGCACAAAAGCAGACAAACGATACAACTTGATGTTGAAGAGAATGTCTAACAAATAATTAAACTAACAAAATTAAACTATTACTATTATGGGATTAAATGTATCTGCGTTAGCAGACTTTAACAACGAAGTAGCAGGTAAGATTGTTCTTCAAACTGTTTACAAAGGTAACACTGCCGAGTATGTAAGCATTCAGGAAGGAATTAAATATCAAGAACCACTTAACAAAATTGCTGTAGACCCTTACTTTCAAGGTGGAGATGCAGTAACTACACCTAGTGGATCAGCAGTATTTTCTCAAAGAAATATTACCGTTACTAAAAGAACCGCTTTCGACCAGTGGAACTTACAAACACTAACACAAAAATACTTAGGTATATCTGCGTTACCAGAAGGTTCTTATGAAGAGACTTTCTCACTATTAAATGACTTAACTACTGAATTAGTAGCAAAAGCACAACAATCAAATGATGATTTCATCTGGAACGCTTCGGGTTCTGGTACATTTCCTGGTTCAACTGTTGTTGCTGAAGCTGATGGATTTAAATATCTTATTTCAGGTTCAACTTCAGGTGTAAACATTGCAACTGGAACTTCTGCAACTGCAATTACAGGTTCAACTGCATACGAGCAATTAACAGGAATGATTTCTAAAATTGACGCTAACGTAGCTGATGCTCCAGATTTAACATTCTTCTGTGGTATCTCAGTATTCCAAAGAATTATCAATGGATTAACTACTCAGAACTTATTCCATTTTGACCCAACAACTGTGAAGTCAAGAGGTGGATACTATGAAGTACCTTTACCAGGATATCCAAACGTAGTTATCGTAGGTGGATGGGGATTAAGAAACTCTGAAAGAGTAGTATTAGGACCTGCATCTGATATGTACGTAGGAACTGATTTAGTTTCAGATACATCAAACTACCAGTTATGGTATGATATCAATTCTGATACACTAAAATACAGACTAAGAAACAAATTAGGAACTCAAATTGGACACCCAGCATATTACGTGTCTAACGATTTAGCCTAAGCTTTAACCGATTATTAACTAACAAAACACTATAAATTATGGCATGTGATATAACTAGTGGCTTTCAACTTGGATGTCGCGACAACATGGGAGGCTTACGCCAACTATACATTCTAAGTGGATCAGTTAGTTCAGTAACAGGCGCAGATAATGGTTTAATTACAGCAATCAGTGGATCAGGCACATTCTTCTTATTTGAATTAGCTAAAAACACAGGTGACTTTACAGAAACTATTAACAGTAGTATCGAAAATGGAACAGTTTATTACGAACAAGTAGTAAACGCACCATTTCAGAAATTACAATCGTCAACTCGTAATCAAGTTAAGGTATTGGCTCAAAACCCAGACCTTAAGATTATAGTTCAAACTAATAACGGAACCGAAGACGGCGGAGTAGGACAATTTTTCTACTTAGGCCAAGAAAACGGAATGACGTTATCAGGTGGAACTGGACAAACCGGTACAGCTTTTGGAGACCTAAATGGATACACTTTATCATTCATGGGAGACGAACCTTTCCCAGCAAGTGAAGTAAGTGGATCTAATTTATCAGGTGTATTATCAGGAATTACAACTTCCAACTAATATACAATTATTACCTAAATAAAGGGGGTGGAGATAACTCTACCCCCTATTTTAGGATTACCTTACAATAAAAACATATTTATTACTGTGATTAGACTAAACTATAGTTCAAGCGGAGAAGAAACAAATGCCTTATGGGTCAATAGGATCGTAAGTGCATCTGAGGTTTTATTTGAATTAACTAGTAGTTATGACCAATCAACATGGGAATTATCAGGTAGTATTATATCTAATAAAACTCAAGGTGGAGATGGATGGATATTAGTTGAAACTAGCCAAAACCTAGCACCTACAGCTTCAGGACAATGGTTTGCAGATATTTCACCTTATATAGAGGTTACTGAACCAGCTATTTGGGATACTACAGCCTTAAAATGGGCTGATAATAATGCATTTCCTATTGCTAGATTAGATTATATATGGAATATATTTCAAGAATATTTTACTAATAAAGCTGATGGTGGATTCATTGATACAGAACGAGTATGGGTATCAGGTTCAAATGATCCAGCTATTACAGATTATGTATCCAATAATGAGAATGGAACATTTAACACATATCAAAACTAATGGAAAAATCAAAATTTAATTTCTCGTCAATTAAGAAGGAAAAAATGTCCGTACATAACGGATTTGATAGAGAATCTAACCCATATAGGGAATCACATCCTGATATGCCTAAGTATATGAAATTTGGAGCTGATAATCAGTATCCAGAATATTTAATTTCATTATACAACCAATCTTCAACTCATGCTTCATGTGTTAATGCAATTGTTCAAGCAATTACAGGTGAAGGATTAATAACAGAAGATGAAGACATATTAAAAGTTGCTAACAGAGAAGGAGAATCATGGAATGATATCTTCGGTAAAGTAGCTTTAGATTATAAATTATTTGGCGGATATGCTTTAGAGATTATTTACTCTAGAGATAGAAGCAAAATTGCAGAAGTCTATCACGTTGACTTTAGTCACGTTCGAGCAATGGAAAAAGACGATAGAAACAAAATACCAGGATTTTATATTTCTTCAGAATGGAAACCCATTTGGAATTATAATATAGAACAAGATGATAAAAAATTACCTCAATTACCAGCATTTAATTTATTTAAACGTAATGAGGAACCAAAACAACTGTTGTACCACAATCCTTACAGACCAGGACAACAATACTATCCTCTACCTGACTACGTGGGAGGTTCTAAAGTAATCGACTTAGATCAGGAAGTTGATAACTTTCATATATCAAATATTAAAAATGGTTTAGCACCATCACTTGCAATTACAACTTATACAAATGCAAATGATGAAGAACGAATGGCTATAGAAAACATGTTAAGATTACAATACGAAGGTACTAGTAATGCAGGAAATATGCTTTATATGGACGTTGCAGATCCAACGTTAAAACCAGATATAACTCCTATTCCACAGAATGGGGCGGACGATTATTATACCACGTTAAATGACGTTGTTTCACAGAAAATTTTAACGAGTCATCGTATAACAAGCCCAGCACTTTTAGGAATTAAAGAAAACACTGGATTAGGTAATAATGCTGAAGAATTAGAAACAGCATATAGATTATTCTTAAACACAGTTGTATTACCATTTCAACAAAGCATATTAGCTACGTTTGAAGGTTTATTAGAATTAAATTATGGTGATATAACATTAGGTGTAATACAGAAAAATCCATTATTTGAATATGATGATGCAGAAGAAGCAGAAGTAGTAACATCACAGGAATCAGATATAGAGGATGAAGCAGTATTAGATGATAAAATTGAAGATAGTTCACCTTTAACAGCATAAAAATATGACAACTACATTATTAATAAGCGAGGCTAAAGTAAGAGCATTTAGCGATGTAAACGAATCAGTTGATGACTCGTTAATGGTTAATGCCATTAGAGAAGCTCAAGATATAGTTATACAACCAATTATTGGTACTAAACTATACAATGTTTTGATAGAGAAAATCGATACTAACTCAATTAGTGGTTCATATCAAACATTAGTAGATGATTATATTCAACCAGCATTAATTTATGCTTCATTATATAACATTACAGAAAATGTTTATGTTAGAACAAGAAATAATGGTTTATTAACACCTACAGGGGGAGAAAATAGTCAAAACGTTGATAAAACAATGTATGATACTAAACGTCAATCTATATTTAATAAACAACAATTTTATTCAGATACATTATCAAAATATTTAAGTGAAAAATATAATTTATTCCCTGAATTAGGACAAAATACTGAATTATACCAGTTCATACCGGATTATGGATCACAATATCGTTCACCAATTGTAATGCAACGTAATACAAGAGCAGTTTATTTAAATTTAGCTCAGAAAGCAGGATTACCAATTGTTAACTCAGCGTATCCAAGTTACCCACCTCCACAAAATAATCCAAATAAAATATAATATAATATGGCACAAGATTTATCAGGCTTATACATTAGCCAATCATTTCAAAACTTAGTACAAAGAAGCGCTAGTGGTGCTTTTAACGTACTTGCAACAGCTACAGGTACAGAATTCATACCCGTATCAGCAAGTTATGCTATTAGTTCATCTCACGCAGTAGACGCAGATACTACGATAAGTTCAAGTTATGCTGTATCATCATCTCATGCTATAAATGC